CACGGGCCTGAGCGGCTTTTTCACCACGGTGGCCACGTTCCCCGCTGAGGCCTATACCCAGGCCACGGCCCTGTTTGACTGCCTGGCGGGCATCAAGGATATGCCCAAGGAGGGCGGCATCATGGGCTGGTTTACGGGGGCCGTGGACTACGCCAGCATCGCATCGGGCGTCCAGACGCTCGCGGATGAGGGCATGGTCAAGGCGCTCACCGCCATCACCGGCATTCCGGCCGACTCCTACGCCAGCCTTACCGCGCTGTTTGACGCGCTGGCCGGCGTTAAGCAAATGCCCACGGAGGGCGGCATCATGGGCTGGTTCAAGGGCGACAGCAGCACCGGCCTTACCAACGTGTCGGGCCAGCTTCCGGGCGTGGCCGCGAACATCGCATCCTTCTTTGCCAACCTGGGCGGCCGCACGGACTTTACCCCCATTCAAACGCTGTTTGATACGCTCAGCAGCATTAAAATTGATTCGGACGCGACCAGCAAGGGCTTCCTGGGGCTGGGCTCCAGCGAAATGGAAAAGATGGGCAAGGGCCTGTCCGACTTTGCAACCCAGGCCCAAACCTTCCTGACTGAGGTCAACGGCCTGAACAGCGAAAACCTGCAGACCCTTTTCGACAGCCTGGCCACGGCCGGCGAGCTGCCCGGCAAGCTGAGCGGCGTCAACGGCGAGGTCGGAGCATCCTTTACCACGCTGACAAGCACAGCCAAGGAACACATGGCCAATATCCGCGCCGCCCTGGGCGCGGGCCTCGACGCGGCCGTCGCAGCGTTCTCCGGCAAGGCCAGCGCGTTCCAGACCTCCGGCGCATACATGATGAGCGGCCTGCAGGCGGGCATGACCAGCAAGCTCCCCGAGCTGATTGCCACCGCACGCGCCATGGCTGCGGCCATCCAGAGCGCGTTTGACGTAAAAATGCAGATCCACTCGCCCTCCAAGGTGATGGAACAAAGCGGCGAGTTTGTCGGCATGGGCAGCGTGATCGGCCTGCGCAGCATGATCCCCGAGGCGCAAAGCGCCGCACAGGATTTCGCCGTCGCGGCCACGCCCTTCAACGATTATGCGCCCGAGACCGACGCTGAAACCGTCTGCAGCAGCCGCACCAGCAGCGAGGTCACCAGCGTTGCCCCCGTCTTTAACCTGTCCATCAGCGGCACCAAGGACGACCGGGCGATGGCGCGCAAGGTAAAGCAGTTTGTGGCCGAGGCGATCCAGGAAACCTTTGAAAGCCTGGAACGCAAGAGCACCGTGCTGCGGGAGGTATAACGCATGGCAATTCTCAACGGGCTATATGTTCACGTAACCGATGAAAGCACGGAGCGGGAGGTGGAAGCCACCTCCCACCCCGTGGAAGAGGGCCTGCCCATTACGGACACTGTAAAGCTCAGGTCCTTTACCATCACGCTCTCGGGCAAGATCGTTGACTACGGCGATAAAAAGGCGTCCGAGGTGCTCGCCACGCTGACAAAATGGCATGAAAACGGCTCCCTCATCTCCTATCAGGGGCGCAACGTCGCATCCAACATGCAGATCCGCGTCTTTGAAACCTCTCACCCCAACACCAACAGCGGCGGCGCCGACTTTACCATGACGCTGGAACAGGTGCGCATCGCCCGAAGCGCCTACGTGCCTAAAAAGACCAGCGACACCGTGCGCGACACCACAGCCAAGGCAAACCCCGTCCTATCGGTCGGCGGCACGGCCATCTTCAAGGGCGGCCCCGTGTACGTATCCTCCGACGCGCAAACCCCGGCCGCCACGCGCGGCCGCAGCACATGCACCTGCACGCTCATCAGCACGCAGGGCTGGGCAATCCATCCCTATCACCTGATCTCCACCGACGGCGGCAAAGTGTACGGCTGGGTGGACCGGGAAAACGTCGAGGCCCTGCCCGCTACCTCTACCAGCGGCAAAACCAACGCCGGCACGCAGCAGACCAAGAGCAGCTCCAAGGGCTCCACAGGCACGGGCAAGCTCTACCCCGTCTATCACAAGATCAAGAGCGGCGATACCATCTACAGCATCGCCAGCAAGTACAAATACCTGGGCAAGAGCGTCTCTTGGATCCTCGACTGCAATTCCAGCGCGTTTACGGAGTCCGGCGCGCTCAAGATCGGCGCATACCTGCTCGTTGGCTATAAGCAGTAAGGGGGCATTCTGATATGGACGTACTGGAAATCAAAAAGGATCTGCTGCCCTACGAATGCACAATGCAGCTTGCGGGCGAAATGTTCACCCTGCGCTTTGACTATAATGCCATGGCCGAGCTGTTTACGGTGGATCTGTACAAGAACGGCGAACTGCTGTGCGCAGGCGAGCCCATCATATACGGCATCCCGCTTTGGCAGGACGTGTACCGGGCGGATACCTTCCCGGCGCTGAGTATCGTGCCCATGGACCCCAGCGGCGAGTATGACCGCGTTACCTATGACAACATGAGCAGCACCGTGCTGCTTGTGGTCGATAACGGCGGGGAGGCGGAAAGCGATGAGTGAACCCTCCAGGGCCGTTATCCAGCAGGGCGCGTCCAGGGCGGCATCGGCGCTGGTCAAGGCGCTGGAAACCTGGACGACGCCCTATGATATCAAGCCCGAGGGCGTATTCGGCAGCACGGCCACCATCCGCAGCGGAGGCGTCACGCTGACCTCTGCGGCGCTGGACCTGGAGTTTACCGTGCCCTTTGACGATGATATGGAGCCCAACGAGGCCGAAATCACCGTCTATAACCTCTCCGACAACACCATCAAGCAGCTCAAAAAGGGCAGCTCCATCTCCATTGAGGCCGGCTATATCGGCGATACCGGCGTGCTGTTCCAGGGCTATATCACCAAAGTAAGCACCAAGTACGATGAGGCGGACAAGATCACGACCATCTACGCCATGGACGACGTGAAGGACCACAGCATCCAAAGTCTGGCCTTTGCAGCAGGCACCAGCGCCAGCACGATTCTTAAAACGCTGATCGGCATGACCGGCCTGCCGCTGGCCGCCTTCAGCCCGCGCCGGGATTACACCTATAAGGATTCGCAGACCGTGGACGGCGACCTGATGGACAACATCAAGCGCTATGCCGCGGTCTGCGGCATTTCGGTGTATGTAAGCAAGGGCTATATCTACGCCCGCTACATCACGGAGGGCGACAGCCTTAATTTCCGCGTGTCCCCCGATACCGGCATGATCGGCTCCCCTAACCCCTATGAGGAAGAGGTCACGGCCGAGGATTACAAGGAAACGGTAAACGGCTACCAGGTGGAAATGACCCTGCAGCACCGCATGTGCGCGGGCGCCATCGTCGAGCTGTCCAGCCGGGAGGCAAACGGCACCTACCGCGTATGCAGCGGCGAGCACCGTTTTTCAATCTATGAATGCGTAACCAGCATCAAAATGTACTGAGGGGGCGTTAAGCCATGGGAAACATGTCCTTTGTCGATAACCTGGTCGAAAAAAAGCTCATGGACCTGCACTGCGGGTATATCGCCCGCGTGATCCAGACGGACGGCCGCACGGCAACCGTGCAGCCGCTGGGGCTGATGAAAAATGCCGGCAGCGCAGCCC